TCAACTCCATAACAGTGGAGCAGTACAAAAAATATGTCAGTCTCATGGAGAAAAACAGCACGGAAAAGATTTCCGGAGTGATGTTTTTTAATACAAAGATAATACAGGAGTTGTTCGAGAATGAATTGACACTTGCGGAAATCGGGGAGATTGATGCGATTGATTTTCTAACGGCAATCAAGACGGTTCATTTTGTGATGCAGAACATAATTGCAGAGAAACTATTGAACATTGTCGAGGTTGAACAGGTGGAGAAAGAAAAGTCCGCATTTGACGAATACGACCGTGAAAACGGATATGAGGACGAGCTGGAAGAACCGGAGGAAAATCAATGGAAAGTCTGCGGGGAGATTGTCGACCGTGTTGTAAAAATTGCGATTCGGCTTTTGAAAAACTCATACAGTCAGTGCATGAAAGAAAACATTGTCACGTTGTTGGAATACTTGCGTTTTGAATTAGACACAATCAACGAAAATCAGTAAGAGAGGAGGCGAACGAATGGCTTATACAAGCGTCAAAATTTCTGCAAATTCAAGTGATTACCAGTCACAAATGAAATCGGCAGCAGCACAAATGAAAGTCCTGTCTGCGGAATATACGACGGCAGCAACGAAAGCAAAGTTGTTCGGTTCGGAAACAGACAGCCTCAAGGCAAAAGCCGAATCGCTCACTCAAAAAATCACGGTGCAGAAAGGCATTGTGCAGTTAAATAGTGAGCAACAGGAAAAGTTGACAAAGAAACTGTCAGAACAGAAAACAAAGCAGGAGGAACTCAAGGGAAAGATTGACGCTGCGAAAGAAGCCTATGCAAAGTCGACAGAGGAGACGGGGAAGAACTCCGAGCAGTCAAAAGCTTTAAAAGAGGAATTAGACAAACTCGAACAGGAGTACAAGGCAAATGAAACGGCAATCGGGAAAACAGAGACGGCTCTTGCAAATCAGACAGTAAAGACAGAAAAGTCAAAGACTGCCCTCATGAATATGGAGGCAGAACTGAAAAATGTTAATGAGCAATTAAAAGACAATAAACTTGAAAAATTTGCGACTGCTTGCGATACGGCAGGAACAAAGATGGAGAGTTTCGGAAAGAAAATGACGGTTGTCTCTGCCGGAATTGCGGGCATTGGTGCAGCATCAATCAAAGCATTCACGGAACTTGACGAGGGTTATGACACCATAGTAACAAAGACCGGAGCAACCGGAAAGGCACTTGAGGGGTTGACAAAGTCTGCGGATAATGTTTTCGGAACAATGCCGGAGGATATGTCAACGGTAGGCGAGGCAATCGGAGAAGTCAACACAAGATTCCACACAACAGGAACGGAACTTGAAAAGACCTCAAAGCAGTTCGTACAGTTTGCATCAATCAACGGAACAAACGTCACACAGTCAGTTGACCAAGTTGACAAAATCATGAAAGCATGGAACGTCGATGCATCACAGACAGGAAACCTGTTAGGATTGCTCACAGCAAAGGCACAGGAAACAGGAATCTCTGTTGATAAATTAGAGGGATATGTCCTCGACAATAACGCACAATTCAAAGAAATGGGATTGTCGTTGCCTCAAGCAATCAATTTAATGGCTCAATTCGACGCAAACGGTGTTGATTCAACTCAAGCAATGGCGGGTCTGAAAAAAGCATTACAGAACGCCACATCAGAGGGAAAATCAATGGACGAGGCGTTGTCAGATACTATCGGCAGCATCAAGAACGCAAAGACAGAGACCGAGGCGATGCAGATTGCAACGGAATTGTTCGGAAAAAAAGGTGCTGCGGAAATGACAAAGGCAATTCGTGAGAACAGAATTGACCTCACCAGTCTTTCGTCATCAATGGAGGAATACGGTTCAACAGTCGAGGACACCTACAACGGAACACTCGACCCGATTGACAATGCAAAGATTGCAATGAACAACGCAAAACTGGCGTTGTCGACATTGGCATCCACAGCACAGACATCCGCAGCACCTATGATTGAAAAATTGACCGGAAAGATTCAAGAGTTGACAAAATGGTTTACGTCGCTCTCTCCGGCACAACAAGAAACAGTCCTCAAAGTCGGTCTTGTGGTTGCTGCTATCGGTCCGTTGTCAATCGGATTCGGAAAAGTGGCAAAGGGAATCTCCGACACGGTAACGACCGGACAGAAATTTGCGTCCGGAGCTGCAAAGATAATCGCAAAGATTACGGCAAAGACAGCAGCCACGGCAGCGGGAACGGCAGCAGAAAACGGAAGGGCACCACCCCCCCCAGCCACAACACCAGCCACAGCAACAACCGGAGGAATGACGGCAGCACAGACCGCATTGAACGCAGTCATGAACTTGTGTCCGATTATTCTGATTGTGACACTGATTGCCGGACTGATTGCAGCAGGTGTCGCCTTATACAAAAACTGGGATACGGTCAAGGAAAAACTGTCCGAATTATGGGGCAACATCAAGGAAAAATTCAATGCAATCAAAGAGACCATCACGGGAGCGTTCACGAAAGCGAAAGAGGCGGTCACAAATAAGGTCAAGGAAATCGGTGACAGCATAAAAAACAGCACCATAGGACAAGCAGCCTCGAAAGTATTCAACGGCGTAAAGGACACAGTTCATAATGTCATGTCGGCAGCGACCGAAACGGCAAAGGAAAAACTGGGGAACATGAAAACCGCCTATGAAGAAAACGGAGGCGGTATCAAGGGCGTTGTCGCTGCTGGATGGGAGGGAATCAAAGGATATTATTCAGCAGGATTCACATTCGTTGATAATTTATCCGGAGGAAAACTCTCTGAAATCAAATCAAAATTCTCTGAAAAGACATCGGAAATCAAAACAAAGGTTTCCGATGGTTGGGAAAATATGAAAACTACCGTCACGACAAAAATGACGGAATGGAAAACCAACACATCGAACAAACTGAATGAAATCAAGACGAATTTCTCAACAAAGGTTTCAGACATCAAGTCCAATGTCTCGACAGGTTGGGAGAATATGAAAACCACCGTCACGACAAAAATGACGGAATGGAAAAAAAATGCAACAAATAAATTGACGGAAATCAAATCCGGATTCTCCTCAAAAGTTTCGGAGATAAAATCAAAATGGTCGACTGATTTCACGAATATAAAGGACAAAGCGACCTCTCTCATGGAAACAGCAAAGTCCAATGTGTCAACAAAACTCGACCACATGAAATCCGCATACAGTGAAAAAGGCGGGGGAATCAAGGGAATTGTGTCTGCTACGTTTACGGGCATAAAAGACACAATGAACTCTCTCATGAGTACGGCGAACACTTTGACGGGCGGGAAACTTAACAGCATCAAATCGGCATTCTCAAGCAAATTAGCGAGTGCGAAATCGACCGCATCATCTGCGATGGAGAATATCAAGTCGTCATTTTCCTCAAAAATGGAATCCGCACACGGAGTGGTGACAGGTGCATTGTCGAGAATCAAATCGGCATTCAATTTCAAGTGGTCATTGCCACACTTAAACCTGCCCCATATTAGCGTGAGCGGAGGAAAAGCACCGTTCGGAATCGGAGGAAAAGGTTCACTCCCGTCATTCTCGATTGAATGGTATAAAAACGGTGGTATCATGACAAATCCGACAGTGTTCGGAATCAATGGAAACAGCCTCATGGTAGGAGGAGAGGCAGGAGACGAGGCAATATTGCCACTTTCAGAGTTTTACGCGAAACTCAATACAATACTTGACAGAAAGATACAAACAATCAATCAGAATATCAATGCAACAGTGGAGGTACACACATATATCGACAGCGAGGAGGTCGCAAATGTGACCACTGACAAGGTGAGTGACAATCTAGCGATAGCACACAAAAAGAGGAGGTAAGGAATGAAAATAGATAGCACAGACATTCGAGAATTTGATGCAAAACAGTTATCGGTCGAGTTTACACCTCCTCAAACAACCGTGACAGTGGACATGTTCGAGGGTGCTTTGATTCCGTCAGAATCAGAGACATATACACCACTGTCCGGAATCACGGTTGAGGTGCTTTTCAGAGGCAAAGACAGAGATGAAGTCATGACACATATTAGCGACTTCAATGCACTCCTGCAAAAAGGTGTTGTTTTGACACTTGACGGATATCGGAGAAAATTCAAGGGATTTATGACAGCGAATGCACCGGAAAAGACAATCTCAAAAGAGAGATACAAGTCATCGTTCAAGTTCACGGGGTACTGGTTTAGCGACGATGTGACAATCTCGTGGCAGGAGAAAAATGAAATAATTTTCGAGACAAAAGGAAACAGGTGGACACCATGCAGATTGACAATCACAGCACTGGAATACATCGAGACAATGAAAATCAACGGTCTTTCGGATGAAATAACAATAAAGACAATTCCGAGAGGTGCGACAGTCGTGATTGATGGAGAGACCGGATTCGTAACAATGGATGGCGAAAACAAATTCAAAGATGTGGAAATGTTTGAATTTCCGTATCTGAAAACCGGAAAGGATAAAGAACATCACATCATTTTTTCGGATAAAAATGCAATCGTAACAATTCAATACAAACCTATGTGGTTATAGGAGGCGGTCAGATGGATTTGTACAATGATTCACACGAAAAGGTGTGTATTTTATCCGGAATAAAAGAAACGTGCATCACAAGCACTCTCAAGACTGGAGATAAGGAAATCACATTCGAGTTCCGAAAGACAAACAGGTATGCGACGGACATCAAAGAGGAGGGATATATCAGAACCGACACGGACGAATTTGTTATCAAGCAGGTCGAGCCGAGCGGGGAATGGTACAAATGCACCGGAACATTGAACGTCGAGGAACTGGAGGGCAAACAATATCCGCAGGGATTCGAGACTGTGGAAAAGACGGTCGATGAATGTCTAACAGAGGCAATCGACGGAACAGGATGGAAAGTCATCCGGTGCGATGTTTCCAAAAAGAGAACAATCCGGATAGAGCAGAACTGTTCTGCATGGGATGTCGCTCAACAGGCAATTACAACGTATAGATGCGAGATGGTGTTCGATTCTCTGAACAAGGGAATTTCGGTATATGAGAAATACGGAGAGGACAGAGGAGCATATTTCATTGAACGTCTGAACCTCAAGCGGTTGCAGGTGCAGTCAAACTCATACGACTTTGCAACAAGACTCATTCCGATAGGGAAAGATGGATTGATGCTGAATATCGACGGGAAAAATTATGTTGAGAATCGCCAGTATTCAAAGAAAGTGAAAACGATGACGTGGAAAGATGAAAGATACACGGATGCGGAATCACTGAAAGAGGATGCGGAGGCGAAACTGGACGAACTTTCCAAACCATACAGGTCGTACACAGCAGAAATCATCAATCTTGTTGAGGCAGTGCAGGACGAGGAGAAAAAAGAACAGTACAAAGAGGTGTTCAGTATAGCACTGGGAGACACGGTGCTGCTAATCTCCAAGTCAACGGGAATCCGTGAGAGCCACAGGATTGTGAAATTCTATGAATACCCGTTGACGAAAGAAAAGAACAAGGTCGAACTGGCAAACACAAGACTGTCATTCGAGGAGGTTCAGAGAACCGAGCAAGAATTGTCATGAGGAGGTGAGAAAATTGGAAATCATTAGACACATCAAAGTGGATTTGTATGGAGACACACAGCATTTTGCAGTTGCAGCGAAACAGATGGATATGGGAACACGGTACATCGGAGTGACGCTCATGGAGGACGGTGTCGTGTATGAGATACCGGACAATGTGGAGGTCATTATCAACATGACCAAACCGGACAAGACACACGTTCACAACGATGGAGAAAAGTCCGGAAATGAGGCTCTCATTCCTCTCACAAGAGGCATGTTGCAGGTTCACGGAACAGCATTGTGTGAGGTGCAGTTGTATCAAAATGGTGCATTGCTGACGAGTGCGACGTTTGAGATGGAGATTTTTCCGTCACAGCGGGATGAATCGGAAATCATTCACTCCGGAGAATATACAAGACTGGAGAACACCATTGCAGCAGCGAGAGAGGCTCTGCAAATCGCACAGGACACACAGAACACCATTGATGCAGCAGAGGCGGTCAGACAGGCACAGGAGCGGTTGAGAGAGGCTGCTGAAAAGGCAAGAGAAATCAAAGAGAGCCGGAGAGAGGATGACACCGCAAAGGCGATTGCAAAATGTGTCGAGGCGATGGAGGCAGCAATCGAGCAGACAAAGAAATGTCTGACAGCGACCGAGGAGGCAAACAAAATCATCATCAGTCAGTCCGGTCTTGATGCGATACTGGCAGCAGTCAAAGACTATTATGAACGCATCAGAGAACTTGAGACGGACATCAACATCAATGTGGATGGAGGAACACCAAAATCAACCGACCTCCTGCTTGTCAAGGGAGGAACACCGTTCACGACCGATTATGACAAGTACATCGCAGGAACGTCACACACAATTTGAGAAAGAGGTGAAAAAGAATGGCAACAGCAACAATCACTCTGAAAAAGGGAACGACCGCAGAGTGGACGGAGAGCAAGAGGGTTCTCGATGATGGAGAACTGGGTCTCGAAACCACGACAAGCGGTCACAGAATCATCCGAATCGGTAACGGTTCGACCGAGTTCATGAGCCTCCCTGTCGCATTTGACATCGAGGAGGTCAGAGAAATCAAGACCGGAATGGACGAAGATGCAAAAACGTACTATGACGACATGGTCAAAAAGGGAACGGAGTTGCTTGCAGAAATGAAAGCACTGGCAACGACTGTCGAACTGGAGGACGATGCGACGCAAATCAAGTATCGAATGGGTATCTCAAACGGTACGTTGTATTTTGAGGAAATCACAAAGGAGGCAAGTGAATAATGGCAGCAGGTGACAGAATATTCATGGCGAAAGAATCCACGTCGCAGGAGATTCTTTCCAACACAAAGAAAATTATCGAGGACGCAAAAGCAAAACCGAAAAGATACGGAATGAGAATCAACCTCCTCGACAGCAATCCGGCAACCCGTGTCAAATATCTTTATGATGCGGTTGGAATGACACCCGCAGGAATGAATTTCGCAGGAGGCGGGTTCGATTATGGAGACTGGGGAGATATTTGGTTCGTAAAGAAAAACCGTCCGGTCATGGTAAGAACTGACGGAACGGTTGACTATGAACTGAATCATGAAAACCATGCTCTCAAGCTGAACGGAGGAGCATCGGACATCACAAAAACATCATACGGTGGAAATGCAATGTCCGAGATTCCTCTGATTTGGGTCAAGAGATGGACACAGAACAATTATCATTTTGTTGTGTTCTGTGAGGAGCAGTACGATGACACATACAAAGCATACGCACACACCGACGCAGACGGAAATGTCCTGCCTGTGACATATTTCCCGATGTACGAGGGTTCGGTTGTCAACAACAGGATGCGTTCACTCTCCGGTCTCACACCGACAGCGTCCATGACAGACGAGCAGGAGACGACCGCAGCAAAGCAGAACGGCGACAGATGGGATAAACAGTCATTTTCTGAAATCAACCTCATGTATGAAATGTGTACGATGATTACATGTAGCACCAACTCACAAGGCAAGTTTGGAAACGGAAACAGTCAGTCCGACAATTTCTTGCAGACCGGAACACTCAACGGAAAAGGACAGTTTTTCGGTTATACATCGACCACACAGGCAGTCAAAGTATTTTACTGCGAGAACTTCTTTGCGAACTACTGGAAACGTTTGAGAGGTCTGCTGCTTATCAACGGAGTGTATCATGTGAAAGCAGTTCCTCCGTACAACTCAACAGGTGCGGGGTACACAAACACAGGACTGACACCGTCCGGAACATCCGGAGGCTACTGTTCAAGAATGGAAATGGCATCCGACATCGGAAGAATCCCGACCGTTGCATCCGGAAGTGAGACCACATACGAATGTGATGGGTTATGGTTCAACAATACGATTGTTGCAGTTGCCCTGTTCGGTGGCAACCGTGGCGGCGGGTCGAAGTGCGGTTTGTCGTGCTGGAATGTGGACAACCCTGCGACGGGCGTGTACACGAACGTCGTGGCGAGCCTTTCTTGTAAACCGCCTGTTGCTGCTGCGTAAGCAGCGAGGGGGAACGGGGGAGATACTCCCCCGCAATAAAAAGGGAGGTTCGGAGGGTTTACCCTCCGAGTGTCTTGGTATAAAAAGAGAAA